AGATGTCGAACAGCACGCGCTGGCCGTCCGCATCCACCACCTTGCCCATGATCGCGCCGATGCGCTGGTATTCATGGGTAAGGTCGAGTTGGCGGCGAGCTTTCTCGATGCGACGGGCCACATAGGCCTGAACCTGCATCAACTCGGTGAGGCTACCGACGGCGCGGATACCCTGGATCTCGTCGGCGAGGATATTGAAGGTCTGCGGCAGGTGGACGGTGTTGAACGGAATGAGGGCGCGCTTGTCGCCGGTGACCACTTGGCCGGTGCTACCGCGCGCAGCGGCCTTGACCAGAGCAAGGGTCATACCGTCCTTTTCGATCTGCACCACGGTGCTCGGCACACCTTGCTCTTCGAACAGGCCAGCAGCAGCGATCTGCCCCGGCAGAACGTGGTCTTCATTGATGACGGCCAGCAGCGCATCAACGCCGAATGCCTCGTCCTGGAAAATCGTAATCTCGGCCATGTTGGGCTCCTAGAAATGCGAAGCCCCGCAGATGCGGGGCTTGGGGTCATTGGGTTGATACAGGTAGCGATCAGGGCCGGATGATGATGCCCTTGGCCAGCAGGTCAGCGCGGCCGTTTGTGTCGAGGCCGGTGAGTAGGCGTTCGACTACCTCGGCGTCACGCACCACCGCAACGGCGCGAACATCGTTCAGGGTGGCATCCACCGATGCGAACAGAATGCCGCTGGCCGCGCGCCGGCCATCGTCGGTACCGTCATCGTCGTAGGGCACGTACTCGCCCAGGTTGGCCCGCACGACGAGGGTGAAACTGTCGTCGACTGCGAAGTCGGTAGCGCCATCGCTCAGGGTGAAGGTCAGCCCACCACCAGTGAACGCCTGGCCCACAGTGCCCTCGCCAACCAGAGCGCCGGTCGGGTCCACCAGTTCGAACTTGCCGCCATTGGCTGCAGCTTCAGTGATGCTCAGGATGTAGTTGCCGGTGATGGCCATGCTGGTGACCGTCACCGAGCCGATGGTGCCGTTACCAGTGTTGCCGCCATCGGCAGCGGGGGTCAGGGCGTTGGCAGCGGTGATCAGCGCGATCAGCGTGCCGGCCTTGAGAATGCCGGAGCCGGCGGCAATGACCACCTCCTCGCGGCTGCGGGTGCCGTTGGCCTCCGAAAGGAGGAACTCGCCGGCGTACACGCCTTCGGTCTTGATGGTCATGCTTGTTTTCCTCCTTTCGAGGCTTGATTACGGCGCCGTGCATACACGTCGCTGGGCACCGGGGGTTGGTAAGCAGAGTTCTGCGGCAGATCGTCCAGCGGCGGCAGGCTGCTGATCTCAACTGCGCCGCTGTTGCTGGCCAGCTTGTCCCACAGCTTCAGCCGCGCTTCATCGGGGCTGGCACCTGCAGCGATCAGGCCGGGGGCTTCATCGGGCAACTTGGCGACGACGCAGATGGCATGAATGGCCTTCGCCCGGGTCAGCTCGGCCTGGACCGCTTCCGCGCTCTTCAAGCCGCTGGACTTGATCAGCGCAGGGAGGCATGCCGAAAGCCCAGCGGCAGTACAGTCAACAGCGAGCTGTGCGGCCAGGGCGGCAGCCTCCGGCGACTGAGGCTCCGGGGCCGGCTCAGGTTCTGGATCAGGTGTCGGCACGGGGTCAGGCTCTACTTCGGCAACAAGCTGCCGGGCGGCCTCCGGGACGTTTCGATAGCGATTGAGGATCTTGCCCATCGCCGCGTTACGGGCCAGCGGCTGGCCAGCACCCAGGATTTCGTCGACGAGGCCGAACGCCTTGGCCTCTGCCGGCGTCAGCCAGGTTTCCTCATCAATCATGCGGCTCAGCTCGGCCTCATCGACCGTAAGCTCGCGGTGCTGGTAGCTGGCGATGATCCCCTCGCGGGCCTTGTCCATCATGTCGGCCATCTTGCGCAGCTCCTCGCTGCCGCCGGCCATCCACGTCCAGGGGTTGTGGATCATCATCAGGGCGTTGTCGGCCATCTCGATACGGTGCGCGCCGCAGACGGCAACGCTACCTGCGCTGAAGCAGGCGCCATCGATACGACCGGTGCAGCGCTCACCCAAGGCGCGCAGGGTGTTGTGGATGGCGATGCCATCGAAGAGGTCGCCTCCGATGGTGTCGAAGTGGACCAGCACTTTCGACACACCATCGTCCTGGGCCTGCAGGTCGCGAATGAAGTCTCCCGAGGTCACGCCCCAGTAGCCGATCTCGCCGTAGATGAAGACCTCGATGACCTTGGCATCGCCCTCGCCCATATTGCGGATGCTGTACCAGTGCTCGGCCTGCAACTCAGGAGTTCCGGGGGCCTTGTTGAAGATTCGCGGCGGACCCGAGAAGGCGAAGCCAGGCGCGGCCAGGGCAATGGACAGGGCCAGCGCCAGGTGCTTGTGCTTGATCATTGTTAGTCCTCTTTGCCACCTGTGGGGGCGGCTATTGCGGTGGTGTAGTTGAGGCCCAGGCTCTTCTCCCGGCGCTTGTCGTCGGCGTTCTCTTGGTCGATCTGCTCGGCGTCATAGCCTTGGCGAAGCGTGTGTTCGCTCCGACTGGCAAGACCGCCAGCGATCTCCAGAAGCTTGCCCTGCACGTCCTGCACCGGATGTATGTAGGCCCATCCCTGCGGCACCCAGCGAGTGCGCAGATACTCGCGGCGCTTGGTCGCGTAGTCCGGCAGGTCGATGGCACCAGAGAGCACCGCCGCGTCCAACCAGGCCGCGCGAACCGGCCGACAGAGCTGGAACACGTAGACCGAGAACTGCAGCTGCTCGATGCGGCGGCGAAACTCGTTGAGCAGCACCCGCAACACGCGGTCACTGATGTCGGCCATGTCGCCAGTCAACAGCTCGTAGGGCAGACCCACGCCCGCGGCGACGGCTTGCAGCTGCTGCCGCATGAAGTCGACATAGGTGTTGCCGGCATCGGGCGGGTCGGAGAACTCGATCTCCTCGCCCTCCATCAGCTCCTGCAGGGTGCCGGGCTCCAGCGCTGCCATGGGCGTGCCATCGCGATCAGCCTGAATCGGTTGCCCCGTGAGCGGGTCCAGTACCGGCGGCCCACCTTCCGGGCGCGGCTTGGTGATGAAGCCGGCGAAAAGGTTGCTCACCTCCTGACGGAACAGCACCGCGTCGTCGTAACTGTCGAGCGACTTCAGGCGCAGTAGTACCGGAGCCAAACGCGGAACGCCGCGTAGCTGCCCGCCTTCCAACGGTTCGAAAATGTGCAGTACCTGGTCCGCCGGGATGCGGTGCAGCTCGTTGTAGGTGGCACCGGCCGCGCGGAAGTCGCCCGGGTGGCTCTTGTACATCCAGTACGCCACCCGGCGACCGACAGGGTCGAACTCGATGCCGGCCCGAACGATGTTTCCGCGACGGGTGGTGAAGTTGCGCTCAGTCGGGCAGAACTCCGGTGCCAGCACATGCAACTGCAGGGGTACCGCCAGACCATCCTCCAGCTTGCGCTGGCGGAACCGCACAAAGCACTCGCCGCTTTCCTCCACCACACGTGCAATTACTGCCTGTAACCCGTAGAAGTCAGTCCGGTTGTCGGCGTCCGCTTCGTCCGTCCAGTCTTCCCAAAGCAGGTTGAGCGCCGAGCGGAGGGCAGGATCAGCGATCCTGGCGCGCGGGGTGATGCCCGTACCAATCAGGCTGCTGACACGACGGTCGATGGCGCTGAAGGCGTAGGGATCATTGCGCACCGCTGCGCGAGAACGGCGCCGCAGGGTTGGTAGAGCCGGAATGGCTATGGCATTCAGCGCCGCTTCGGGGGCATCCCAGCCCTGTGCGCGCCGGCCTTGGCCGGCTCCCTCGTAGCTGTTGCGGAGGCGGCCAGAGCCGCGAACTCGCCGAGCCATCATGCCCCCTTGCCGCGGCTGTAGATCCGCACCTGACGTGGACGCCCTACCTGAGCCTCCCGCGCCGCGTCGGCGGCGTACTGTTGTTCCAACATCCGGAGGCTCGCCAGCTCGGCGCGTTCGAGTTGGCGGTCAGCCTTACGCACGCTCTGGCCTTTCTGCAGGATGTCCGTGATCGCCGCCCGGACTTCATCCAGGCGCTGCTGTGCATTGCTCATGCTGACCTCGACTTATCGACGACTGAGATACCCGCTGCGCGAGGTACGCCGGCCAGTTGGCTTAGGCTGTGGTGTGGCAGTAGGCACTGCCTGTTGAGGCCTGGAAGGCAGTGTCACCTGGATCGGCTCTTCATCATCCGCAGCGCTGGTGGCCTGGGCTTGGGGCGCGGTGAACAGGTTGCCCTGGCCAACTGCAGCACGAAGGTTGCTCCACTGCGGTTCGTGGTACCGATGCAATCCCAGGAACTGTGCGGCGGCAAGGTTGTACACCATGAGGTCGAGCGCTTCGTTGCGCTCCGACTTGGCCTTCACCCACTCGATGCGCTTGAAGCCCTTCACGTAGCGCGTGACCTTGCGCTCCGCAACGCACTGGTCGAAGAACTCGGCCGGGAGGTCACGCGAGAAATGCAACGCCCCTGGGCCCCCTTCCAACTGGTAGCGGTTGTAGATCCAGTCCTTGGCGGTGTCGGTACCGATCATCCAAAGCTCAGCGCCTTGCTTCTCGGTGTTCCCGCGCCAGGTGACATCGACCTTCGAGGGCCGCTGAGCCAGTACCGGGCGGCCCCGCTTGCTGGAACCTTTCACCGCCAGCACGTTGCGCCAACGACGAAGCCGGGTGAACTGGTACACCTCGTCCGTGTGGTGACCGCCGGAGTCGATGCACGCGGCACAGATCGAAAGGTCGACGCCGCTGACGTGGCGATACCGCTCCTTCAGCTTCTCGTCGAGCAGAGCCCAGGTACGCTCGTCGGCGGGATCGCCAGGGATAACCTGGAAGTCCACCGTCCAGCGCTCCATGCCTTCGCCCCAGCCCATCACCAGCAGCTCCAGCCGGTTGTGCTGGGTATCGACAGCGGCGGTGAGGATCAAGGCGCCAGCCGGCACCAGGCCGAGCCGGTGCCCTTCTGCCTCGGCGCGCTGACGCAGCTCGTCGGCCTTGGTCATCTCCTCGGCGCTGTCCCAAACCTTTGCCAGCCTGGTGTTGTAGAAAACCTGCATGGAGCCAGGGTCGCCCTTCTCCTGCAGTTTCTTGGCCTCGTCGTACTCCTTGGCCATATCCGTCCAGCTGAGCCAGCCCGGTGGCGCATAGAGCGCACTGAGCGTGAAGCTGACCGTCTCGCCATCGCCTGCTGCATGGGCTCGCCACTCGCCAGCCTCAAGCATCGCGGCCTTGTGGTGCTCCTCGATCAAGGCGCCGCAATCGGGGTTGCAGCACAGGTACTGCACCTGGCGGTAATCGTCGAGGTACTTCAGCCCCTCCCACTCCAGCACCTGGTAGGTAGCGCAGTGCGGGCACGGTACATAGAAGTGCCGCTGATCACCCTGCTCGAACAGGTCGAAGATGCGCGAGACGCCCTTCAGGGTTGGCGAGCTGGAGTAGTAGAACTTCGCGCGGCGCCCGAAGGTGGACCCGCGGGCCTCTGCCTGTTTTACCGGGTCGCCATCGTTGTCGACGTCCAGTTCCCAGCGGTCGATTTCATCGCCGTACACGTACCGAGCTGAGAGCTCAGCCAGGTTGGAGGCCGAAGCAGCAGTTGCGCAGTACAGCGCGCCGCCCTCGAACTCCTTGGTGTCCAGAGTATTGCGTGCATCCCGGGAGCGAGGCTTGGCTACCCGCTGGGTGAGCACCGGCACAGCCTTGATCGTCTTGTCGATCCGGCCGGAAACCCGCTTGCTCAGCTTTTCCGTTGGCAGCAGCACAAGGAAGTTGGCTGGCGCCATGTGGATGCTGCCGCCGATCCAGTTGAGCGCCACCTGCGTCTTCATAAGCTGGGAGGCGATCATGGTCACCACACGCTTCGCGGGGTGCATCGGTGAGAGGCAGCGCTGCGGCTCGCGGGCAAACGGTGTGCGGTCGGTGTGGTACTTGCCAGGCTCGGCCGCGCCGGTGTCCGGCGGGATCATCTGGTATTCGTCAGCCCACTCATCGATCCACAGCTCAGGGTCGGGCATCAGCCCTCTGCGGTATGCCGCCAGGTACGCGGCGGCACCATCGGCATACGGTTGTTCCATGGCTCAGTTCGTCTCTGTGTCGCCCTGTGCACTCTGCAGCTGGCGGTCAGCATCTTCTAGGGCACGGCGTATCGCCTGCACCAAGCGGCGCTCGATCTCCCAGGGGTCGGTCAGTGTCACCAGCTCGCCAGCAACTTTGGGCGGGATACCCAGCATCAGATCGCGCAGGGTGCGAGCAGCTGTGAAGGCCGCGGAATCCACCAGGGCCTGTTCGACCAGCTCTCCACGGCTCTTGCGGTGCTCATCCTCGGCAAGCAGCGCGAGAGCATGCTCACGTCGGGCCCGGGCTTTCTGGTAATCAGGAGTGGTACCAGCAGGACCAGGCGGCGCCAGCGCCGGGCTTGGTGCGGCTGATGGCGCGATGTGGGCATAAACCCCCTTCTCCACCCGATCCTGATGATGCCGTTGAGCGACACCTGCCTTACTGGGGTCGGCACTGGCAGCGAGCAGTTCATCGCTTGCCTCAGCATCCACTTTCCCATCAGCGGTGATGACCAGGCGCCCTTGCCCCACCAGCTTTGACACGTAGGGGCG